AAAGGCATGGTTGATTTTCGGGACAGAGTGGACAAGCTTTTGGTGACTGCCACAAAAACCTTTGGAGAGGATGTCACGCTTTTGCCTAAACTTGGTGGCCGATATGTTATCAAAGGAATCTTTGATAATGACTATGAGGCCATTGATCCAGATACAGAGGAAGTTATTTCAAGCAATCAGCCAGTGCTTGGAATCAACCTGCACCCTCTTAGGGTCACACCAAAGAAGTACGACACAGTGAAGATAAGGAATCTCACATACAGAATTATTGATGTGAGAGAGGATGGCCAAGGCGGTGCCAGCTTAATCCTCCACAAGGAAGATCATGAACAGAGAGTCAGAAAGAAAAAGAATTAGAAAAAAGATCGTTGAAGTTCTTAAAGCAGCAGACATCCCAGGAGTTGGTGAGGATGTTTTCTCTCAGACTTCAATAGATTCTGACACTGATGAGTTGCCAGTTATTAATGTTTATATTTTAAGTGAGCCAGTTAGTAGGAATGATCAAACTCCAAAGACATATCAAAGGAATCTTTCAATACAGCTCGAGATCCAAACAACTCACGACAATGATGAGTTGCTTATGGATGAGCTTGATGATCTTTCTCAGCTTGTTGAAAACGCTCTAGAGGGGACTAATGAGCTTTATGACATGAAAGATGCCACAAATACAGAGGATCTAATTAATGATTACGATCTTGCAAACACTGCCTATGAAACTGAGGGAAATGGATCAAGCCCAATTGGATCTGTGAAAATAAATTATAATTTTGAATATTACACAAATGAAGATAGAGCACCTGTCCTTGATGAGTTCGACAGGTTTGAGACTCAATATAATGCCAATGGCAACACCGATGGTGATGCCAAAGAGATAAGTGAACTTGATTAAGGAGCAGGATAATGAAGATCAGAATTAGACCAAAGGAAGGCCTCAAAGTGCCTTATCCGATGTCTAAAAGATTCTTAAATCCAGAGGGGGAGGAAGTTGAAAGATCATCCTATTGGATCAGAAGATTGAGAGACAAAGATGTGGAAGAGGTCCAGGTTGAAAAGCCAAAGCCCGCTCCTAAGAAAAATAAATCAACAAAAAAGATGGAGGTTGAGTCATGACTATTGGATTCAATGAAGTCCCAGCATCAGTGAGAGTGCCTTGGTTATATGCTGAATTTGATAATTCAGCAGCACAACAAGGGCCTAATCAACAACCTTACAAGGTGTTGATGTTTGGACCTCAGTTAGCAGGAGGCAGTGCCTCAGAGGGATCGATCAACTTGATTAATTCAAGTGGATTAAATGCAGACACTCTTTTTGGACAAGGATCTTTGCTTGCAGCAATGGCCAAGTCTTTTAGAGAAGTGAACACTTTTAATGAGCTTTATTGTGTGCCAATGGACGATGCAGGTGCATCGGTTGTGGCCGATGGTAGTTATGAATTCTTAACACCGTCAACAGCAAGCGGAGTTTTCTCAATTTACATTGCTGGACGCAGATATGCTTTTGCAGTCGCGGTTGCAGATACTGAGGCAACAATGGCCACGGCTTTGGCTGCTGCAATTACAGCTGATGCTGATGCATTAGTGACTGGTATTGTGAATGGTGGAAACGCTGACATGGTGGACTTTGCTGCAAAAAACAAAGGTCTCCAAGGGAATGATATCGACATCAGACTTAATTATGCCTCTGATGATGCAACCCCAGTAGGTATTACTGGGACCATTACAGCAATGGCATCTGGTGCTGGTCAGCCTGACCTTTCAACAGTTCTTGCTGGATTGCCTGATGATCAATATATCTTAATGGTATCTCCTTGGGTTGATTCTGGAAACAGAGCTGCACTTGAGGTTGAGCTTGGAAACAGGTTTGGACCTCTACAGCAGATTGATGGTTATTGCCATTATTACAAGACAGATACTCTTGGAAATCTTGTGACCTTTGGTGACGGCCTTAATAGCCAATTCACAATAGTTCACAGAGCTGGTGGACCAGAGCATGGTGCATCTCAGATCTCAAGAAAGGTTGCATTAATTACAAGAGCTGGTGAGATTGATCCAGCAAGACCATTCCAAAACTTAGAGGTGACTGGAATGCTTGCAGAGGATGAGTCTGAAAGACTGCCTCTTGAAGATCGAAACACATTACTTTTCAATGGCATTGCCACTGATAAGATTGTTGCTGGGAAAGTTATCCTTGAAAGAGTGATCACAACTTACCAGACCAACAATGCTGGTGCAGCAGATACAAGTTATCTTGATCTGAACACCTTATTGACTCTTTCTTTCTTAAGATACGATTGGAGAAATTATATCTTAGGGAAATATCCTAGACATAAGCTGGCTGATGATGGCTCTCGATTCTCAGAGGGTCAACCTATCATGACACCAGGGCTTGGAAAGGCTGAGGCAATTAAGAAATTCAGAGAATGGGAGTTCAATGGATTAGTTGAGGGTGCTGATCAATTCAAAGGAGAATTGATTGTTGAAAGAAATGCTGGTGATCCAAATAGACTAGATTTCATGTTGCCACCTGATCTTGTTAATCAATTGAGAGTTGTTGGCACTCAATTCAAATTTTTATTATAGGAGGTGAGTGATGGCCAGAATAGGTGGAAAGATATTAGTCAAAGCTGATGGCAAGCAATACAGGGCCAAAGGTAGCTGGACTTATAATCTTGGAAAAGACAAAAAAGAAAAAGTAGTTGGGATGGATGGTGTCCATGGGACAAAAGTGACACCACAAGTTCCTTTCATTGAGGGAGCAATCACAGATAGTGGGACATTATCTGTTGAGGCACTTTTAGATCTTGAGGATGCAACAATAATCCTTGAGCTTGCCAATGGAAAGATCATCTCTCTTGCAGGTGCAGATTTTGCTGGTGATGGAAACGTGACCACAGAGGAAGGAGAGATCGAGGCCCGCTTTGAGGGTGATAGCGCGGAAGAAATCAGATAAACAATTGGGCCTCCTTTTGGGGGCCTTTTTTGACATGGGGGCAACATGACAAAGAAGAAAGTAACAAAGAAAAAAGAATTTAGCCTTGATGACATCAAGAAAAATGAAGATGGGAAATATATCATCCCTCTCAAAAGTCCATTTAATTATGGTGAGAGAAAGGTCAGTGAGCTTTTACTTGATGAGCCAAGAGCTAAACACTTGAGACAAATGTCTGCTGAGCCAACAATGGATGACATCATGAATGTTGTTGCACAACTTGCTGGGGAGGCTGACAGTTTAATCGATGAGCTTTCAATGGGTGATATCACCACATGTGGAGAGTTCTTTGGTGCTTTCGAGTAACCTGGCCGAGCGATTGGAAACACGCGCTTGGGAGTTTGGCCAGGAAATTTAGTTTTCAACCAAGTGAGCTGGATAATTTTAAAAGTAATGACATCTATTTTTGGATGGACAGACTTGAGGAGCAGATAGATGGCGAGAGGCAGCGAATCTAAGTTAAGACTTAAGGCCATTGATAAAATGAGCACAGTCATTGACAAAGTTAAGGGCAGATTTTCTGGTCTTAGCAGAGCTGCTGACAAGTCATCCAGAAGATTTAAAGTACTTCAAATGAGATCCAAAGGTCTCACAAAATCATTAAGTAAAACCGGAAACAAAATGAAGAGCATTGGAAGAGGAATGACTGTTGGGCTAACTGCCCCAGTGGTTGCTTTCGGTGCTCTTGCATTAAGATCTGCCACTCAATTTGAGGGCTCAATGAATAAGGTTGAGGCCCTCACAGGTGCATCTGGAAAATCCCTAGATGCCATGAGAAAGCAGGCAATGAAACTTGGAGCCTCAACACAATTCTCTGCCACACAGGCAGCAGATGCGATGGCATTCTTTGGTCAGGCCGGTTTTGACGCCAATGAAATCTTAAAGGCAACACCAGCAACCCTTTCTCTTGCAGCGGCCTCAGGACAGGACTTAGCGTCCTCTGCTGACATCCTTTCCAATGTGATGGGTGGCTTTAATGTGAAAGCAGATCAGGCTGGAAAGTTTGCTGATATCCTTGCCCTTGCAACAGCAAGAGGAAATATCAACATGGGCATGATTGCTGAGACTATGAAAGATGCAGCACCAGTTGCTCAGAAGTTTGGAATCTCCTTAGAGGAGACTGCAGCCTTAACAGCAAAACTTGGTGATGCTGGTATTCAAGGGTCAAAAGCTGGAACTACTCTAAAAAATATGATGCTCAATTTAGCATCACCAACTAAAAGAATTCAAAGTATTATGGGTGCTCTTGGTGTCAAAGTAATTGATAAGACTACTGGAAAAATGAGAAGTATGACTGAAATCTTGGCCGATATGAATAAAGGTTTTGAGTCAAAAGGTATAAAGGGAGCAAAAAAGCTTGCTGTCTTAAATGAAGTTTTTGGTAAAAGAGCAATTGCAGGGGCCGGTGTTTTATTGGATGCAGTTGGAAAAGTTGACGCCACAACAGGTGTCAATTCTATAAAGGCACTTACTCAAGAGTTAGAAAAATCACAGGGTGCTGCTAAGAAGATGGCCAAGACAATGCAAAAGGGAATGCCTGGTGCATTCAAATCTCTTGCATCTGCCTTTGAAGGTGTCCAGCTTGCAATCTTTGATCTGGACTTTGGTGGAAAAAAACTATCGGTAAGGATTGTTGAAATAGTTGGCAAGGTGACTAAATTTCTCCAATCATTATCATCAACCAATAAAGGAATGCTCAAATGGGTAGTAATTATTGCAAGTGTTGTGGCAGTGATTGGACCTTTTATTGGCGTTATGGGAATCATCCTAACAATGCTCCCAGCTATGATCACAGGATTTAATTTAGTGGTTGCTGCTTTTGGCTTTTTAAAGTTAGCAGCAGCAGGTGCCTTAGTCCCAATGCTGCCATTTTTAGCAGCTCTTGGATTACTAGGAGCAGCTGCCTTTCTAATACATAAAAACTGGGCCCCTATAAAATCATTCTTTGATGATCTTTTCACAAGTCCACTTGAGCAATTAAAAGACATGATTGGATTTCTTGGAAAGGTATCAGGGATAACAAGCCTTTTTGGCGGTGGAGATGACACCGATGAAAAATTGAAGGCCCAGGGATTCAAAATTCAAGATGCAACTGGTGAGAAAACTGGATCTAAAAAGACTATAGAAAAATCAACACAAAACCAACTAAGACAAAAGAAAGCAGTCTTGGATGTGAATTTTAGCAATATGCCAAGAGACACAAAAGTCCAAGCAGATGATCGAGACAATGTTATTGATGGTCTCACAGGTATGATGGGCATAGGAGGCTAAGTTGGGATTTAAAGACGATCTAAGACCAGGATCTTTTAGAGGTGTTGAATTTTTCATAGATACATCCCAAAGAACTTTGGGCCGTCGTGCCACATTACATGAATTTCCAAATAGAGAGACACCTTTCACAGAAGATCTTGGCCGAGTGGCAGATGTTTTTGAGGTTGAGGGTCATCTAGTTGGTGATGATTATTTTAAAGCAAGAAAAAAACTTGAAAGGGCCGTGAATAAACAGGGACCAGGAGAGCTGATTCATCCATAATATGGGGCCAGAGAGGTCCAGTGTGGGACAGTCACTTTCACAGAGTCCAACATTGAGGGTGCAATCCTAAAATTCACGGCCACTTTTCATGAGAAAGGTGACAATAGATTTCCAAAAGGAATCAATGATAAGGGGGCCTTGCTCTCAGATTCTGTTGGGGAATCTCTTGATGCCTTGGACACGGCCTTTGAGGCAGTGTTCACAGTTGCCAACATGCCTGCTGCTGCTGTGAATTCAGCGCGGGATGCAGTTGGCTCCTTTGCAGACAAAGTTAATAAAGTGGCAAAGATAGGAGGGGCCGTCGCTGATGGAATAACCAACCTGGCCTTTGCAACAAGGAATCTTGTGGCCGAGGTCGATGACTTGCTCCAAGCCCCCGATCAGTTAGCGTCTCGGCTACGGGATTCTGTTTCACTTTTACAAGGTGCTTTTGACAGAGCTGAGGATCAAGTTAATGCCATGAAAGCTATGTTTGGCTTTGGCTCAGAAGATGATCCTGACACAACTCAAGCCCCAGTATTGGGAGACACTCCAACAAGAGATCAAGAAAGGGCCAATCTTGAGGCCTTAAATGATCACATCCAGGCAACCTCAGCAAGCCTTGCAGCCGAGTCTGCAGCAGTCTCAATCTTTCCATCTATACAAGATGCAGAGGAGACCAGAGATGACATTGTGGCCATATTTGAGGAGCAGCTTGCAAAAGATGATGGGACTGGAAATCCAGTTTTCCAAGCGATTGCAGATGTAAAAGCTCAACTTATAGATGCAGTGCCTGATCTTGATGCAGATCTTCCAAATATAAACTCAGTGACAACTGACAGAGATGAAAATTCACTAACTCTTTCTTATGATTTATTTGAGTCACCTGATAATGAGCAAGACTTAATTGATAGAAATGATATTAGAAATCCAGGGAATATCCCAAGAGGCACATCTTTGGAGGTCTTAGATGGCTGATGCCCCTCTTACCAGACACAGGCCAATAGTCCCTTTTGATTATGGGACTCTAAGAGAAGATGCGGCCACTTTCTATTCCAACAACAAAGTTTTTGAAGGCTTTAAAAATGTTGGAATCAGAAAAAGCATGACCTCACTTGCAGGATCTTTTCAGATCACAATGACTGATAAATGGAAGGTTGGAAAAGAGGCCTTTGAATTGATACCTGGATCAAGAATCCATTGCCATCTTGGAAAAGAGGCAATGTTTGAGGGGTATGTTGACACACATGGCACTAATATAACTCCTGGTGCAAAAAACATCACAATAAGTGGAAGAGATAAGACAGCAGATCTCATTGATTGCTCTCATATTGGGCCATCAGAATTTAATGACCTTGGACTTTTTCAAAAAGCAACCCAACTAGTGACACCTTTTGGCATAAAAGCATTAAATCCAGATGGTGTTAGTCTTGGGGCCATATTTAAGAAATTCACTATCAGGCAAGGTGAGTCTGTTTTTGAGGCCCTAAGTAGGGCAGCTAAGCAGCGTGAGATAATTCTCCTTACAAGCACTCATGGCAATTTAGTCCTTACTAAAAGGGCCAATAAAAGAGCTGGGACAGAGCTTGTTGAGGGAATCAACATGACCCTCACAGGATCAACTTTTGACAACACTGAAAGATTTTCTGAATACATTGTCAAAGGTCAGCAGCCAGGTGTTTTGGGGACAGCAAAAGATGCCTCAGAATCTAAGGCATCTTCCAAAGATCTTGGTATTGACCGCTATAGGCCATTAGTTATTATAAATGACAATGCATCTGACTTGGATGCAGCTCAGAAAAAGGCCAACTTTGAGAATTCATTTAGAGCTGCAAAAGGATTCAGCATATCTTGCTCTGTTGTTGATTGGAGAAAGGCCGATGGGTCAATGTGGAAAATCAATGAGCTTGTGCCAGTTGAGGCTCCCTCTGTTGGCGTAAAAGAGACACTACTAGTCAAAGAAGTAAATTATAAAATAGCAGAAAATGGCAGAGCAGCTGATATTGTGCTGGTCAGAAAAGACGCTTTCTTATTTGAGAAAGAGAAAAGTGCAAAATCTGATCCTTTGGCATCACTAGGATGGGAATGACTGAGAAGATTATTAGATTATTTAATCAGCTTATTGGACCACTTAAAAGGTCTGTTTTGCTCATGGTCGGTAGGGGAGTGCTCCTTGCACTGGACAGCTCCAAGGATATACAATTGGCCCAGATATCTTTATTGGCAGATGAGACCAAGGATAAAACTGAGTTTTTTCAGCACTT